GCAATTTAATGAATATAGCAATAACAGAATGATGAGAAGTCTTGAGGCTCGGTTGTTATTTGTTGCATTTTGCGACCATTATAAGGTAAAGCCTGCTTTAATTGAAAGCAGCCTCAGAATTACGCACGCAACTCACTTGAGAATAAAACGCCAATACAATGATGCCGTTCGTTATGACAAGAATTTTAGAGCCAAAGCAATGAAAATTAAGCAACTATTAGCAGACAAGATAGGGAAAATAGATAATGATTAACTTTATTTATAATTACATTTAACGTTATTTATAACCAAATACTTGACCTCCGTGTTTCAGGTTCGTATTTTTGTGTCGTTAAACAAACAATATTAAATCTTACAGTTATGAAAATTACAGAACAAAAGAAAGAAGCATTAAAACAATGGGTAATGCTTGAATTGTTACTTATTCAACCTATTGAAGAAATTATTTCACGTTTAAAAAATAAAGAATATGACAATATCGATATTGATAATATTGAGAAATTGTTGGGTAATTTTGTTGATATTGCATCCAAAATATTTGATATTAGAGATTTTATTTCACATGACCCGTTTTCAGTACTTGATTCATATTCCAGTGCAAAATATATTGAATATTTTTCAATGCTATTAATTATTTTTAAATATGCAAGAGACATTATTATGATTGAAGACTAATAAAAAAATTAGCACTATGGAAAAAAGAGTAACCGAGAGCGTTCTTAACGCTACAAAGAGAGATTTGAAAGAGATTGAACATTTTGTAAAAGGTCGTCCTCTGCCAACGGAGGACGAACTTAGGGAGTTTTTAAAAGATGAGAAGTTGACAAGGTACGAATCGTATGCGAATGCCTTGTTGGAAGCAGTTAGGGCAAAGGAATGGTTTATTTTCAATAGTCGAATTAGAAGGAATATGCCATGAAAACAATAAAAATCATTGCAATAGATCCAGATGTAAGAATGTCTGGGGTTGCCTATCTTGATCCAACGGATAGAAAAATAGAAGTAATGTCATTGACGTTCCCACAATTAATAGACTACTTGTTGTTTGCAAAGAAAAAAAGCGACGAGTACAAAGAACCGTTTATTGTCATTGTTGAGGCTGGCTGGCTTAATCATTCCAATTGGCATATAAATAAGAATGATAATTTAAGAACTGCAAGTCTTAAGGGAGCTGCAATAGGGCGCAACCATGAAATTGGTCGTAAAATCATTGAAATGTGTGAATATCACGGAATCGATGTTTTCTCTGTTAGGCCTTTGCGCAAAATTTGGAAGGGAACTGATGGAAAAATTACACAAGACGAGATCGAACAAATTACAGGAATAACCAGCAAGACGAATCAAGACGAGCGAGATGCTGCCTTACTTGCATGGGTTTTTGCGGAACTTCCAATTCGTGTGAAATAATAAAAAATATTAAAAAAAGATGGAAACAATTAAAGATTTATTAGAAGAGTTTATAGATTGGGCAAAATATTGCGGAGAGGATGCTTGGTATATTTTCGAAAATAAAGAAGAAGCAATAGAACGATTTTTAAAACAACGGAAGTAATTTTATTTATAATTATAGGGTCAAGTAATTTGCACAAAACCTCTGTATAGGTTTGTTCCGAGTTTATTAACACCATTCCGTTGATGTCAACGACATGGTGAAAAATTAATAAAGTAAAATGAGTTGGCATCCGAATAAATTAAAACAAAAAAAAATAACCCGTTTAAACAAAAAGAAGCCATGATATTAAGACGATTAGGAAATAAAGCAAAGTTGGCAAAGGAAATAATAAAATACTTTCCATCGCATACAACTTATGTTGAGCCGTTTTTCGGTGCCGGTGGATTGTTTTTTAATAAGCCAAAAGCAAAATACAACATTTTAAATGATTTAGACGGTGATGTTATTAACCTATTTAATGTAATATTGAACAAAAAAAATGAGTTTTTAGAGTTATTAGAATTGACACCTTATTCGAGTGAATTATTTAAGTATTGGACTAAAAACGAGGAAAAAGAACCACTAATGAAAGCGTTACGATTTACTTATCTTTCAAACTATGGATACATGGGGCAGGAATCAACCATAAGAATTAGATCGAATGAAAACTCTAAAAGAATTACCATTCTAAATTTAGAAAAAACAATAAATTTTTTAAAAGATTGCAGTATTCAATTTACAAACTTTGATTTTCGAAAAGCGATTAAAACGGTAATGTTTAGAAGTCAGTCCGAAAAAAAGAGTACTTTTTTTTATTGCGACCCCCCATACTTAGGAACAGGAAACAACTACAGTAATTCGTTCACGGAACAAGACCTCATCAATTTATTTGACATATTGGAAAACACCGGATGCAAGTTTGCGGTTAGTGAGTTCGATAACCCCTTTGTGTTGAAACAAGCAAGGGAGCGGGGGTTACATGTATATGCCATCGGTGAACGGCAAACAATAAGAAACAGACGAACGGAAATCTTAATAACAAACTACGAAAATCAAAAAATGATATTTGATTGAAAGTTATAAAACACTCATTAATTTTTAACAACATTAAACTAATAAAACTATGAAACATTTAATTGCATTATCGGTCGTTGCATTGGTTATCTTTGCAACCTATTTAACAATTAACATTGATTCTCAATTTTGGTACGGTGAAGACCTTTCAAGCTCCATTTTTGCTCTCTTTATAGGAGCAACATCAACATCATCAATCATCTTAATCTTAAAGATGATCTATGAAAAAAAACATAAATAATAAAAACAATTTAAAATTAATCTACTATGAAATACTTAGTTGCTTTAACAGTTACAATCTTAATTACGTTTGCAACGTACATTATCATTTACTTTAATTCAAGTCTATTCAACAAAAATGACTTATTAAGTACATTCTACTCCCTTGTCGTTGGAGTTATGGCAGTGTCAACAATACTTTTCTTTTTCAAAGTTCTATTAGGCAAAGAAGACAATGACAACAAGGACGATGTTTAATAACATGTTGATAACATTGAGATTAAAGTAAAACAAAACAAACAAATTGACGTTATATTTGTAACGTCAAAATGGAGGTTGACATCGGAGTAGAGACCGATAAAAGAAATTTAAATGGCGTCTATGAAATTGAAGGTGTTCTCTACCGCCTTCTCTTTTATAGGCGCTTATTTTTTTAATGCTATGAACGGGTGGATAAAATTGTATCGTTGTCTTTTGGACAAACCAATATGGAACAAGTCAACTACAGAGCAAAAGGTAATTCTTGTTACTATTCTATTAGATGTAAATCATGAAGTAAAAGAATGGGAATGGAAAGGTGAAAAATTCAAAATATCACCAGGACAAACAATAACAAGTCTTGAAAGCCTTGCCACAAAATCAGGCGTTTCAACACAGAATGTGAGGACTGCATTAAAGCGTTTTGAAAAACTTGAATTTCTAACAAACGAATCAACAAAGACAGGAAGGCTCATAACTATCTTAAATTGGGAACTTTACCAAGAAGAATTTGAAACACCTAACAAAGCAACTAACAAAGACCTAACAAAGACCCAACAAAGACCTAACAAAGACCTAACAACTAACAAGAATGATAAGAATGATAAGAATGAGAAGAATGAATTTATATTTGTGGGAGAACCCACAAAAAAATTTACACCACCTACAATCGATGAAGTAAAAAATTACATTTTAGAAAAAGGATATAACATCGACGCTGAACATTTTGTGGCATATTACGAATCAAACGGTTGGAAAGTTGGAAAAAACAAAATGAAAGATTGGAAGTTTGCCGTCGTAACGTGGTCAAAAAACGAAAAACAATTCAAACCAGCTGAAAAACAAGGATATAGGCATCCATTTACTACCATTTTATCGGATGAGTTGTCAAAAAAACAGATTGAACGTTTTGAAGCAAACAGAAAAGCAGCCATTTTAAGCTCTCAAAATAGGCAAGACGATACCTAATATGATCTGAAGGGAGAAACTTCGAAAAAACGAAAATAAAAGGGATTTTTCGGGGTGTTTTCAAGAAGGCTTATATAAATAAAAATCAATATTAATTTTTAATCAAAATCAATTATGGAAAATTTTGAAGGAATTATCGAGGAAATGCGCCTCCATAATATGAAGGTTCCGGAAATGGGAGTTTCATTTCAAATTCCTAATGCAAAGGAAGTGTTTAAAAATGCAATGACTTATTATTTGGGATTCAAAAACAAAAAATATGTAAAACTGCCTGAACATGAAATGATAACTGATTGGTTGGAAAATAACAAAGGCAAAGGTTTATTTTTATATGGAACCGTTGGAACAGGAAAAACATTTATTACAAGATATGTTATACCTGGAATTTTATTGAAATACAAACGTTTAGTCGTTTCAACATTTGACATGAAAGAAGTAAATTCCGATCCCGATTATGTACTTTCAAAAAAAATTATTGCATTGGATGACATCGGAACTGAAGAAGTATCTATTAATTTTGGCGAAAAACGAATGGTTGTTCCTGAAATTTTAGACGAGGCGGAAAAATATGGTAAATTGCTATTAATTACCAGCAATTTTAATGAAGAAGGGCTAATTTCAAAGTATGGTAATCGGATATTTGATCGTCTTATTGAAGTCACAACTCCGATCGAATTCAAAGGTGAATCATTTAGAGGTTGATAAATAATTGATAAATAGACTACAGAAAGAGAATAACCATATATGTTTAACGTTATATTTGGCAAAATCAAAATGGTATGATATTTGCATTAGATAAAATTAATTAAAAATATGACAGAAGCAGAAAAACAAGAACATATAAAAAAGATTAAAGAAATTTTGGAAAGTAAAAAAATTTATACATTCAAAGATATTTTTGTCTTTTATAAGGGTTGTTCTCGTACATGGGCTTATGAAAATGGACTTGACAAAGTGAACGAGATAAAAGAAGCTATCTTAATGAATAAGCGTCGGGGCGTTCAATCCCTGATTGATAGATGGGTTGATTCTGATAATCCAACGCTTCAAATCGCTGCATTCAAAATTATCTGCGATCCTGAAGAACGGGCTGCAATAAGTCCTAATTACAATAGCACTTCTGAAGGTTCTGACAATGAAATTCTGATTAAAACAGTTGATTGATGGAATTGAACATCGTCAAAAAATATCGTGATTTTTTTAAGGCAACCGAAGACGAACCGGTTGTGATTCTGCAAGGTTCGAAACGGTCGGGCAAAACATATGCTATACTCCAGCGTATTGGACTTGACTTTATAATGGAACGAAACAAAAAGTTCCAATGCTTTTCTGAAAGTCCAAAACAACAAAACTTCGGGTTGATGTCTGATTTTAATAATATATTCAACCCTATTTTGCACCGTGTTAAAACTAATTTAACACAAAAAACGTTTACATATCGCAATAACCAGCTTGCGTTTATCAACATTGCTGACAACACGAACGCCAACGATATAGCCAACTCTTTGGGGGCGTGTGATGTTCGTTTTATTAATGAATGTAACACGTTTTCAAAAGAAACGGTTGAAAAACTTCAAATAAACAACCGTGAAAAACTGTTTTTAGATTTCAACCCGTATCGTAAATTTTGGGTTGATGATTTAATAACGGAAACAAACTTTTTGAAAACGACATGGAAAGACAATCCATTTTTGACACAAAACCAAATAGCATTATTTACACAATGGACTGATCAAGGCAAACGTTCTGAAATTGGCAGTTACGATTATTGGCGGTGGCAAGTCTTATGCGAAGGAAATTACGCTGATATAACGGGTGAAATCTTTACGACTGAAAATATTCACTTTTCAGACAAGAAACCAGAAGGGTTGCATAACTTTATCATCTTTGCTGATCCATCAAACGCAAAGGGCGGTGACAATTTTGCACTTACATTAACGGCAACGGATACAGATGGAAAGGTTTGGCTGATCGATAGTTTTTCACGAAACAAAATAGAGAAGGTTTTAATAGCTGAGAAAATTAAAGAATGGCAGCGCGATTATCCGGTACAAAGAACCCTAATTGAAACAAACGGGCAAATTGGGCTGAAGTTCTTTAATGACTGCGTCGCTTCTCAAATAACCGTCGAGGGTTGGTATAGTAGAACGGACAAGTACGAACGGATCATGAGTAATTTCGATGTGATCACGCAAAAACTTTTCATACTCGACACGCCTCAAAACAGGGAGTTCGCTCAACAAATCTATACGTTTAGCATCGATTGTGAACACGACGATAATATCGACTGCCTTAATAATGCAATTTTGGCTTATATTTTGATATACGGTGAACTGAAGATATTATTTTGATAACTTTTGTACAATTTTTGAAAAAGTGTATTATATTTGGCTCGAAAATAAAATAATATGAAATTATTTAATTATAGAACAAAAAAACAATCAACGGCTGATCAATATCAATTAGGAAGGGCAACTAACTTATTAGGATATTACGACCGGCTCGGATTGGGTTTTGTTGTCGATGAATTTAACTTGTTTTCTCAAGTCAAAGGCTACAGAACCGACCTACTTAATGGAACCAATTGGAGGCCAACGGATCCAATCAACGCACAAAACATTCAATACATTCAATTTATTAAATTACTGCAAAAATACTCGACGGCAATCTTTAATGATTTTGTTACAATCGGGTACGCGATATTTGCAAGAATTGAAGGGCAACTGTTTTATATTTCACCGAACAACTATATCAAAGACGCAAGCACAAATTATGTGTCGATTAACAATTACAGCAACGCTGAGGTATTTGAATTCGACGATCCGGATGTATTTTGTGGAGAGCTTTCAATCTTTCAAAAATGCCAACCTTACCAACGACTTTACAACATAGCACTTAGTTGTCAGAAAAATGGACTTTACAAAAGTGGTTTTGTGAATGTAATTAGTCCAAAGTCAGCAAGTGGGTTACCTATGAAGACCGTTTTAACGGAGGCTGAAAAACAGGCAATGGAAAAGACTATTTCGGAAAGTCACGGCGTCGCAACGGATTCGCAAACTAATTTTTTAATATTCCAACAAGACGTTAACGTCAATACCATCATGTTTGACTTTGCAAAATTAGGAATCATCGAGACAAAACAACTTTGTGAAGAATTTGTTTGCAGTAAGTTAGGTGTTCCTTATGTTTTACTGCCTTCGAGTGGTCAAACGTTTGCAAACTATGAAGAAGCAAACAAGATTCTTTACGAAAATCACTCGAAATATTGCGAATACTTTTGCAACTTTGCTAAAAATGATTTGGGATTTGATATAGATTACAAAACAATTGCTGAAGCTAACAAAGGTATAGTATGACAAAGAATCTTAACATATTTGGTGATATTGTTTCAACCATTAGAAACATTGGAGATGTATCTCCTTCTTCAGTAACGGAGGCGGTTGGTGAACTAACTGCAAACGATGAGTTGATAGTTAACATTGACTGTTTCGGAGGTGAATTATTTGCAGCCGTCGCAATACGTTCAATATTAAAAAAATCACCGGCAAAGAAAACGTTTAATATTCTAGGTATTTGTGCGAGTTCTGCCAATACGCTATTCGATGAAAACGATACTATCAACATTGCGCAAGGTGCAATGGTCATGAATCACAAGCCAACGGCTGCGATCAATGGAAATGCCATCGACTTGAGAACGCAAGCTGATGTACTTGATAAGGTTGAGAATGAAATAATCTTAAAGAACCTTCATGCACGATCTGGCAAACCAATCAATGAATTATCGCAGTTACTTGTTGATGGCTGGTGGTTGACATCTGAAGAAGCCGTTCAAATGTTGAAATTCGGTGAACTTAAAACCGCTGCGATCATGAATCATGGAAAAACAGCGCAGGAAACCATTTATAAAAATTATTTGGAACGAAAGCAAACGTCGAGTGTGGACGCATACACACAATTTATGAACATTAAAAAAAGGTTATCAAAATGAAAGAGATCTTGTTAAATTTATTGGCGTTAACAGTTACAGCGTTAACGCAAAGCGGAGGTGAAATTTCACCTGAATTGCAAAATGAAATTGACAGCATCACCGCTGCAATTAACGCAATGCCGGACGATGCAAGCGGAGACGCAGCTACAGCGGGAGACGGCTCAAATGGTCAAGCAGTAAGCAATGAGTTGATGCAGCGTCTTGCTGACTTAGCTGAAAAAATCAAAGACGATGCAACAAAGATGAAAGTGTCAAACAAAATCACCGACGCTAAAATCGTAGCCGTCAACAATGCAATTCGTAATTTTGAAATTAAGCAAAAAGATTTAGGGGCTGGAGTTGCAAAACCGAAAAACTTAAATTTTGATGCGCTGGTTGAAAACGGAGGCAAAATAAAGATCTATAATTCAAACAATTCGTTGTTCACCAAAACGGCACTTGAAAAGTTTAGTTTTTCTCAAAAGTTGAGAAACACCGGGTTACTAGCTGGTATTAAAGAAATGGTTTTACCTGAAGGTAGCAATCAAATCATTTGGACTGAAGGCACACGGGGTGCAAACACCGCTGCAATCGTTGCAATCGGGGCTGATAAACCGTTCAAAACCAACACAACGGCAAACACAACTCTTGCATTGTCAACTTTGGCACAAGGTGTAACCGTTCCGGTTCAATTACTGAAGGCTATTAACGGTGTGCAATCATTGTATGAAGATGACCTGAAGGGTGATCTTGAAGACAAAGTGGCTGCTCAAGTTGCGGCTGCTATTGCTTTGGCAGCCAACCCAATTGTGACCACTGCAAAAGTAAATGTTGGCACTCCAACCATTGCTGATGTTATTGAAGTCGCTTATTGGCAATTACGTCCGTATGCACAAGGCAAAACTATTCACGTCGCTATTTCGAGTGAACAACAAAAGGCACTCAACTTACTGAAAGATGCCAATTACAACAAACTTGCAAAGGTTTCTTATCCTGATTTGTCGATCGAAAACTTTATTGCAGATGCTACATATACATCTGAC